TGTTGCGAACTTAAGCGGTTGAATCCTCGTGAAGCAGGTATCATAAATATCTTGAATATTAAAAAATTTAAGAAGACACCCTGAAATATCTTGTATCAACAGTAACAATTTTCAATTCTTATCAGATTATCAACAAGCTTTATTCAGTCAGTTTCAAGTTGCTTAAACCTTTTTTAAGTAAAATTACACTATATGCAGTGTCATTAGATTCTAATTATACTGCATGTAGAAAGAATTTAAATAATGGTTACTAGTTCATCCCATACATATTCCAAAAGTAATCTTGATGTTGTAAACATAAATACTGCTCACAAAATTAATGGAAAAAGATTTACACAAAATGGGCAAATTCAAATTTATCAATCCTCATACCGAGGAAGTTACCCATCTATCATTAGAGACTCTCTAAGAAATGCTGCTCTTGGCAGGAAAGTGCTCTTGATACAATTTATGAGGGGAGGAGTCAAGCAAGGAATTGATAATGCAGTAAAACTTTGCGGCAATTTGACCTGGGTAAGATCATCACATTCCTTTGATCAATACAATTCTGAAGAAATTGACAATAATAAAAATTTAAAAAAATCAATTCATGAATCTACTTTTGAATTATGGAATTTTTGCAAAAAAAAACTACAATCTGGAGAGTATGAACAAATAATACTTGATGAAATTTTTTTAGCTATTGACATGAAAATTATCGATAAAGATGATTTGATTTCAACACTTGAAAACCGATTTATATCAGGAGATGTAATCCTTACTGGTACAGATATACCTAAAGATTTATTATTAATGGCTAACCAAATTACCGAACTTCGCTCATAAAACAATGCTAAAAAATGATCTCTGGATAAATCAAAAAGCTTCGGAAGGTATGATAAAACCCTTTCAATCAAATTTGGTGAGACATCTTGAGCCTAATAATAAACAAAAACCAGTTTTGAGTTACGGATGTTCATCTTATGGTTATGATTTAAGACTTTCATCAAAAGAATTCTTGATCTTTAGACATATTCCCGGTACTGTGATGAATCCCAAAAAGTTTAATCCTAATAATTTAGAAAAAACTGTTCTTCACCATGATAATGATGGAGATTTTTTTATTCTTCCTGCTCACTCCTATGGCTTAGGAGTTGCTTTAGAAAAGATGAAAGTACCAGAAAATATTACTGTAATTTGTATAGGGAAAAGTACTTACGCACGACTTGGAATTATTGTTAATACAACGCCTGCAGAGGCAGGGTGGGAAGGTCATCTAACTTTAGAGTTTAGTAATAGTTCAGGCGCAGATTGCAGAATATATGCTGATGAGGGTATTTGCCAACTACTCTTTTTTGAAGGTGATCCATGTTCTACAACCTATGAAGATAGAAGAGGTAAATATCAAAATCAACCAGAAAAAGTGACTCTAGCAAAGATCTAAAATGAGTAAAGTTGAACTAATTTCACTAACTCCTGATGCAGAAAAAACAATGGCTTACATTGCAAGAGTGAGTAATCCAAAAAATCAGGAAAATGAAGACTATTCGAAATTATTGAGTTATTGCATTAAAAATGAACATTGGAGTGTTTTTGAACAGTCATTTATGACATTGCAAATAGAAACTAACAGAGGAATTGCTGCTCAAATTTTAAGACATAGATCATTTACTTTCCAAGAATTTTCTCAGAGATATGCAGATAGTTCTCAACTGGGTAATATCCCCTTACCAGAGTTAAGACGTCAAGATTTTAAAAACAGGCAAAATTCAATTCCTGTTCTTCCTGATGATTTAAAAAAAAGATTTAATGAAAAAATTGGTTTACATTTTAAGGCTGCTTCAGAATTATATGAAGATTTACTTGCTGAAGGGGTAGCCAAAGAATGTGCGAGATTTGTTTTACCATTAGCAACACCAACTCGCATTTACATGTCTGGGAGTGTTCGCTCTTGGGTTCATTATATTGATCTCCGTTCTGGACACGGAACACAAAAGGAACATATGGATATTGCAAATGCTAGTAAGTCTATATTTACCGAACAGTTTCCAACTGTATCTGAGGCTCTGGAATGGGTCTAAATAACTATACTACTTTATAATATTATGGCAACATACCCTGTAGTAAATACAAAAACTGGTGAACAGAAAGAAGTTGTAATGAGTATCACAGAATGGGATCAGTGGTGTTCTGACAATCCTGATTGGTCAAGGGATTATTCTGATCCCTCAACTATGCCAGGTGTCGGTGAAGTTGGAGAATGGAAAGATAAGTTAAGAAAGACCAAACCAGGTTGGAATGATGTTCTTAAAAAAGCACAACAATCACCAGGTTCAAGAGTAAAGACACTTTAATCAAATGCCAAGAAAAAAGAAGACTAATGGGGATCAACCCATAGGTATCGGTTTAACTACGAAACAAATGAAACGTAAAAAACCGATTGGAAATACTTACCTTCTTGATATTGAACCTATCACTGATAATCAAAAAAAACTTTTTGATTCATATGCAGAAGGAAAACATCTTGTTGCATATGGCACAGCGGGAACAGGAAAGACATTTATTTCTTTATATAATGCTCTTGCTGATGTATTAGATGAAACAACACCATACGAAAGAATTTATCTTGTGCGTTCTTTAGTATCAACTCGTGAGATTGGTTTTTTACCTGGTTATCATGAGGATAAAGCGGATATTTACCAAATACCATATAAAAATATGGTAAAATACATGTTTCAGATGCCCTCTGATGCAGACTTTGAAATGTTATATGGAAATCTTAGATCACAAGAAACTATAAAATTTTGGAGTACATCTTTTATAAGAGGCACAACCCTTGATAATGCAATCATCATAGTTGATGAATTTCAAAATCTTAATTTTCATGAATTAGATTCTATTATCACTCGTGTTGGTGAAAATAGTCGTATTGTATTCTGTGGAGATGCAAGTCAAACCGATTTAGTCAAAACTAATGACAGGAATGGCATACATGATTTTCTCAACATATTGCGTAAAATGCCATCTTTTGATATAATAGAGTTTGGTATTGATGATATAGTTCGCTCTGGACTTGTCAAAGAGTATATTATTGCAAAACTTGAAATTGGTCTTTAATGTTTAATCATGTAGAATTAAATCTTCCTAAACTTTCAAGAGAAACTATTGATGGTGTTCGATATTACTCTGTGCCTGACGAAGATGAATTAATAAAATTAGTTTCAATTACATCTGTTACTAGTCATTACAATAAAGATATTTTTGTTAATTGGCGAAAGAAAGTTGGTGATGAAGAAGCAAATCGAATTACGAAAGCAGCAACCACCCGTGGTACTGATTTTCATACTCTAACTGAACATCATTTATTGAATGATGAGAAACTTCCAAAAGTTCCTCCAATATCTAATTTTTTATTCAATGTAGCGAAGCAAAAAATTGGTAATATAAATAATATTTACGCTTTAGAGGGTTCTCTCTACAGTAGGCAACTAGGAATTGCTGGAACAGTCGATTGTATTGCAGAATACGAGGACGAGTTAGCGATAATAGACTTTAAGACTTCTAAGAAACCAAAACCAAGAGACTGGATAGAACATTACTTCGTCCAGTGTATGGCATACGGTTGTATGTTATATGAATTAACGGGTATATCTGTTAAAAAATTAGTAATTATTATGTCCTGTGAAAATGGAGAATGCATCGTCTATGAAGAGTACAACAAAGCAAAGTATATCAAACTCCTCGGAGAATACATTAACAAATTTGTTCAAGATAAACTGGAACTCTATGGAACCGAATAAAGAACTAGAACAGGCAATCGAGAATAAATTCTTGACTCCATCTAAATTTGCAATCGAAATCGAAAAGATTGTTGCAGCAGAAGAAGACTTCAATTACATTGACGCAATATGTTACTATTGCGAAACTAACAATATTGAGGTAGAATCAGTATCGAAGTTAATATCCAAACCTTTAAAAGAAAGATTAAAATGGGATGCAACCCGTCTTAATTTTATGAAACCTACATCAAGAGCAAAACTGCCTTTATAATGAAAAAATCAGAATTAATCCATTGGAGATTGCAAGCGATGCTTCGTGAGCATACTTTTCGTGACTTGCAGTACTTGGGTGTCAGACCTGATAGTATTGGTGTTGACCAACATTGGTATCGAATCGGAGAAGCAGAAGTACCTGTGGACTCAATTACAGAATTAGATAGTGAAGAGGAAGATGATGAAAGTGACTCCATTTGAAACCTATCAGTCATATCTATCAGTGAAAAGTCATTTTACAAATCGTAAGTATGACTTTTTTAGGTATGGTGGTAAATCTCGTGCAACAATGACATCTTTTAACAAAAGAAAAGATAAGTATTGGTTTGAGAAAACATCTAGAAAGTATTCTGACGAAGAAATCGTTAACTTTTTACTTGCAAACTTCGTAACTACAGATAATCCAAAGAACCTGTGGATTGGTGAAATCATTAATTCTGGTGAAAGAACTTACGCAGATTGGATGAGAAGA